TTAGAAATTTAAGTAACTACTTAATTTTTTAACTGCATTTTTATTTTGCTTAGATGTAACGTGAGTATATATGTTCATAGTTGTTTGGGCATCTTCATGACCAAGTCTCTCTTGAACTTCTTTTATCGTTGCACCTGCTGCGAATAATGCTGATGCATGGCTATGTCTAAAACCGTGAACGGTGATTTTCTTTAAATCATGATCCTTGATTATCTTATTTAACCACTTGCCAGGTTGATTTAAAGATTTGTAATTATTCTTTGAAGATGCAAATATTAATTGATTATTTTTAAAGGTATTAAAGCCAAAAGTTAGAAATAATTGTTTTTGTTTCAGTCTCCAATTCTGTAGATAATGTAACGTTGGATTATCAATAATGATAGTTCGGTTACTTTTCTGCGTCTTAGGAGGTTGGATGATTTGTTCTCCATGCATACCTTGAGTAAGATTTTTATTAATACGGATAGTACCTTTGTTAAAATCTACATCATTCCAAGTTAGTGCAAGGCATTCACCACGACGCATACCAGTGAAAGCTAATAATCTAAATAAAGTAAACTTTTCAGGATCTTTATCTTTATCTATGCAATTATCAAGCAAGCAGTCGAGAAATCGGCTGTTTTTTAATACATAAAAATTTATGGAAAGGAGTAATCAATTGAAAAATTCAGTTAATATTAAAAATCGAATTGAAAACAATATTGTTGGCCGTATTGGTAAAGCAGAGAAAGCCAAACAAGATAATTCAATAGTTAATGAACTTGTATATTATGTTCATACTTATCCTGTAGAGCGAAGGATAAAGTTATTTCGTATGGCATTACATGAATGCAGCAAAAATCATAAATAAAAAGCCCCATAAAAAAGGGCTCTTTATTATTTGCGCCTTGTAGTACGCTTATAACCAGGTTGCTTTTTAGATGGCCTTACAGTTACAGTCTTAGGACCTGGCTTATGTGGATTAGCAGGATAATTCCTGTGTTCTTGTGTCAAATTATCACCTCCATGTAAAGTGTAGTCTTAGAAAGGGATGCTAACAATTAATCTAGATGGCAAAGTGATTAATATCATGGGTATAAATTTCAAAATATTAGTGATAAATAAATTATTTGATGAAAATAATAAAGTTCTTGGATTTAGTGATTATGCAAATAGTTTAATTAAGTTAGAAGATAATCAAGATGATCAAAATAAGCTTCAAACTTTAGTACATGAAATAACACATATAATTCTTTGGAATACAGGTTATGATGATTTAAATGCCAATGAGCAATTAATTGTGGCATTCGGGAATGTTTTATACCAAGTATTAAAAGATAACGATTTGATTGAAATTATAAATCATAAATAAGCACATTATTGGTATATTGAAATGAGTTCGATTCTTGTTATGTGCGTTAAATAAAATAATAAGCGAGGTGTGATGAATGTAATAATGTATCTAGATAAATTAAAAGATGATTTTGAGAAAGGCATTAGCTATTCAAAACTAGCTAGTAAATATGGAATATCAAAAGGAACAATATCTAAATATAAGAAAAAGTATAAGTGGATTAGAAATGGTACTAAGATAAGTACTAAAAATAGTACTGTTTCCAAAATCGTTTCCAAAGCAAAATTAAGTACTCAGAAAACTGCAAATGATAAACGAAAGAAATTCTGTTTATTGTATTTAAGATATTACAATGCCACTAAAGCATATCAAGAAGCTTATCAAGTAAGTTATAAGACAGCTGCTGCGAATGCATATAAGCTTATGGAAGATAATGGAATTAAAAAGCTTCTTGCTGGGTTAAAAAAGCAACAGCAAACTGAATTATTTGCAAATGCTAATGATGTTCTGCTTCAAGATTTAAAAATTATGCATTCTAACATTTATGATTATTTGAAAATTGATACAATTGCAGAAAATCGTGTTGATATACATGACAAGCCAATGGTTGATTCTGATGGGAAACCGATTGTAGACCACTACAATGAAATTTACGTTAAAAATCCAGATGAAATGGATTGGTCGCTAGTTTCCGAAGTTCATAAAGGTAAAGATGGTCTTGTTGTTAAGCTTTTAGATAAACAAAAAGCAATGAAAGAATTACTTGACCGATTACCTGAAGCAAAAACAGATAGTAAAGACGATCCAATGATTAATGCTGTTAGAAAATCATTGAGAAATTCTTAAATATACTAGAAGATTGTGAAATAAATTCATCCTATTGTGATGTTTTTTCAACTTATCCAAAAAAGTCAATTACATATAAACAATTTTTATTATTCTATAAAAATTGTTTATATGTAATTTTGAAATTCTATTAATTTAATGATTACCAGGTAATTTAATTATAACTATAATTTTATTTAGTAAAATATATCTATCATATTAGCTTTTATTTATATTCATCTTAAACAACCGAAAATACAGTATTTTGAAATTTGTCAATATAAAATTGAAATAAAAATTAAATTTGGATTTTATTTTAATTAAATGATAATGTACTAAGTGTCATGCACATTGTGTATGATAAATTTTAATAAGGTGGTATATATTTTGAAAAATTCTCTAAAGAGAAATATGGTTAAATTAGGATTAATTTCCGCTACAGCATCAATGTTAGGAGTTACTGTGGTACCTGGAACAGCTGCTTTTGCTAGTCAAAACAACAATTCTGCTAGTTCAACACAAACTTTTAATGTTCCAAAGAACACAAATAATGGTTTTAATTTAGGTGGAAATACTTTCGGAATTCCTGGTAATAGTTCAAATAAAGATAACAGTATGGAAGGAAAGTATGTTTCATTTAATGATCAATCTTCACAATATACAGTAAGTAATGCTGCAAGTAAAAATTTATCAAAAACGGAATTATTAAACGTACAAAAACAAGTTAATATAAGTAATTCTTCTATTAAAAGCTTATCCACTAATAATACTATAACTGTTGTAAATCCTGCTAATGGTGCTTCTTATTATGTTTATAATGGAAAAGTTATTAATCCAATATTAGCTTCTTCACTAAGATATGGACATAATGGAATTTCTATCCATTGGAATTATGCTAAAATTTATTTAAGTAAGAAGACCGTTAATTCACTTATTGATGCTAGACACGCTTCAGAGGACTCAATAGGTGCAGGATTAGGTGCTGCAATAGGTGCTCCTTCTGTAGTAGGAGGAGTTTCACTTGGTGCTATTGGTGCTGGAATTGTTCAATTTATGATATCAGAATACGGTATGCAACATGTTAGCTCTGGCAGATATTATAATTATAATTATGTACTAGGTGTTACGAAATCAGGTGATCAATAATAAAATGAAAAAATTCATTATTTTACTTGTTATTTTTGTTTTAGTTTCTTTTATAATTAATTTTTTTGCTTTTTATATTTTTGGTGATAATTTTTTAGTAAAATTTGTTATTTTTGTGTTAGACGTACTCATAGTACTTGGAATATATTATCAAATTTTTAAAAGATAATTACTAAAAAAGCAATAACTTGAAAGCTTTTTTGAACTCTTATTAGAGTTCTTTTTTTATATAAAAAAGAATTTGAGATGATAATAAAATGACAGTGACAATTGCTCCACCAAGTTCAAAACAGCTATTTTCTGAATTTTGGTGGTTGTATCCAAAATATAAAAATAAAACAACGCTTATTGCTGATGGATCAATCCGTACAGGTAAAACCATGTGGATGTCATTAGGTTTCGTACAATGGGGAACACATGAATTTGATGGGCAAAACTTCATTATGGCTGGTAAAACTATCGCCTCACTACGTAGAAATGTGATTGTGCCACTTATTAATCGTTTAGTACGTTTAGGTTATAGAGTTAAAGATAAGCAATCAGATAACTGCTTAACGATTACATTTGGCAATCACACGAATTATTTCTATCTATTTGGTGGTAAAGATGAGTCAAGACAAGATTTAGTTCAAGGAATTACTGCTGCAGGTTGCTATTTTGACGAAGTAGCATTAATGCCTGAAAGCTTTGTTAATCAGGCTACAGGTCGTGCTTTAACTGTGCCTAATCATAAATATTGGTTCAATTGTAATCCGGCTGGTCCAATGCATTACTTTAAATTACATTGGATAGATGATTTAAAGGATAAAGATGCTGTTAGAGTAACTTTTAATATGTATGATAATCCAATACTTACTAATAAAGAGATTGAAGACGCTAAGAATATGTATTCTGGCGTCTTTTTTGATAGGTATATTTTAGGAAAATGGTCAAGTTCTGATGGTGTTATTTATCCTGATTTTTCTAAAGATAAAAACATGATTGATCCTGCAGATATTCCAACAGATTTAGATTACTTCTGTGGAGTTGATTGGGGATATTCTCACTATGGTTCAATCGTTTTGTGTGGATATTCTGAAAACACTAAAAAAGTATATATGTTGAATGAATATACACATCAATATAAAGAAATTGATTACTGGGTTGATGTAGCATTGAAAATTCAAGATAAATATGGTGATATTCCATTCTATTGTGATTCTGCAAGGCCTGAGCATGTTGCTAGATTTCAAGAAGAAGGATTAAATGCTATTAATGCTGATAAGTCTGTTTTGATTGGTATTGAAAAGTTAGCTGGATTAATTAAATCTAGACGATTGCTAGTTGCAAAAGATGAAGCAAAAACAACTACAGATACTGATGAAGATAGTTCAGAAACGTTTTTACATGAAATCTTCGAATATGTATGGCAAAAGGTTAAAGATGCTCCAGTAAAAGAACATGATCACGTTTTAGATGCACTTAGATATGCTATTTTTGAATACTTTAAAGAAAGAGAAAGTGCTGTTGAAAATTATAATATTTAGTTCTATGTAAAAGTTATTTCAATGTAGATTTAGAAAAATGAGGAGGTGTTGAGATGCCATTAGAGGTTGATAATCAGTTACAAAATACTATGGCGGGTAATATTCAAGTAACGCCAAGTAATACATTTGTTATGCCAAGTAATGTTGATATTACAACTTGTGATTTATTAGATGCTGTTGAATATTATCAAAATAATATGCTGCCTAAGTTTCAAATGGACAAGAATTATTATGATGGTAAGCATAAAATCTTTAATATGCCACATAAAGAGATTTACAAACCAGATAACCGTATATTAATTAATTTTCCTAAAAAAGCCATTAATGATTTTAATGGTTTCTTTATTTCTAATCCGGTTAATATTAATGTTCCAGATAACGATAATCAAATTAATAATGCGGATGGTATTAATGATTTAATTAATCGCTGGGGTAATACAGTTAATCTAGAAAAAGTTAACTTACAAGTATCAAAATTAGCTAGTATGTACGGAATTGCTTATTACTATGTTTATCAAGATGAAAATGGTGATACTCAGCTAACATATGCTAGTCCATTAAATACTTTCTTAATTTATGATGATACACCAGCTACTAATCCACTGTATGCTGTACAATTTACTAATAATTATCAAAATCAACTAGAAATTACATTGACTAGTGAACAATATTCTTGGACGTACGTAGATGATCCAAGCAATAACCAATATTTAACACAAGTAGGTAATGCAAGCATTAATCCATATGGATGCATTCCAGTGATTGAATTAGCTGAAAATGATGAAAAAATGGCAATGTGTAAAGATTTGTATACAGTATTTGATGCAATTGATAAATCAATGTCTGAGAAGGCTAATGATGTTGATTATTTTGCTGACGCATATTTGAAGTTAGTTAATGTTCGTATTCCTGGTAAAGATCAAAAGGAAAAGCAAAAGAATTTGGTTAAAATTAAATCTGATCGCACTATTAATGCAAATAGCGTTAATGGTCAACCAGCACCTGATATTGGATTTTTAGGTAAACCGGATGCAGATGCAACGCAAGAGCATTTAATTGATAGACTAGTTAATTCAGTTTATGAAATTATTGGAATTACTAATATTAATGACCAAGCATTTGCCGGGAATCCATCTGGTGTATCGTTGCAGATTAAATTTAGTGCTATGAAGAACATGGCAACTACTAAATCTATTTATATGCAGTCATCATTGAGACAAGTATTTCAATGTCTATTTAATGTTAGTGAAGGTATTGATAATGATGCTTGGCAACTATTGAATTTTAAATTTACACAAAATATTCCCCGAAATTTGACTGAAATTGGGTCATTTATTAATTCTGCATATGGTAAATTGTCGCAGAAATTATTATTGTCGGTTACTGGATTAACTAACGATATTGAGGGTGAACTTGCTGAAGAAAGTAATGAGAAACAAGCTAATATGCAATTAACTAGCAATATGGTACAAAATCAACCTAATAACGATAATAGTTCAAATGGAAATGTTGGTGATTAGCAATGGATTTATCTAAAACAGTTGATAATCGTATCAATCAGTTAATTCAAAATGATAAAAATACTAATGACACTTTGGACATGTTAAATAACAGTACAATTGGGATGATTGAACAATATCTAACACAATTTTTTAATCGTTATGCTGTTGATAATGAGCTAACAGTTAGTCAGGCCAATGCAATGATTAATAGTTGGGATAAGCAACAATTTCAGCAACTATTGAATGATTTAAATGTTAATGATTTAAGTTATGACGCACAACAGCGTGTCAAAGTTTTAGGAGTTAAAGCTGGTATGAATCATGGGGCAATGTTAAATGCAATAATCGCAATGACTTTGGTTTATTTAACCGATAAACAAAAAGATATTATTACCACTCATGAAACACAAACAGTTACATCACAAATTCAACATTTGGCTAAGGTATCATCAAAATTTAGAGATATTTCTAAGTTGATTTTTGCAAAAATAGACAATTCAGCGGATGCAGGGATTAATAATATTAGAAATTCGTTGGGATTAAATGGTTTACATTACAATACAGGAATTAATGTTAAAACAGGTAAAACTCTGGTTACTGAGGACAAAAATACTAAGTTATGGTCCAATAATTTGTGGAATAAATCGGATGAAATGACTAATGATGTTGAGAATTTAGTTAATCAGCATATTAGGCATAATATGAGTTTAGATGATTTAAAAGATATGTTGATTAAACACACTAATAAGAATCAATTTAATCCCAAAAAATCAATCGCTGACCGTATTAAGCAAACTGAATATAATGCTCAAAGGCTTATCAGAACGGAAAGCTCCAGACTAGTTAATATAGTAAACAAAATTACTTATAGAACGTCCAATATTACAACTGTTGATTTGCATCACGAACCTTCTGCTTGTGATTATTGCGTTGATTTATCTAATCAAGGGCCATGGTCCATTGATGATGCACCTGAAATTCCACAAGATACTCATCCGAACTGTTATTGTTATTTAATTCCACATGATGGTGATAGCAATTTAGCATTTGATCCAAATTAAATATATTCAAGCAATCTAATTAATATTAGGTTGCTTTTTTTGTACGCAAAATGACCAACAAAGTGATGTCATTAAAAGCTACTTAATCTAAATTGGAGGCGTAAATATGGAAACAAAAGATAAATTAGGCATGGATTTACAATATTTTGCTGATGGCTCTGAAGATAATTCAGCTGAAGATGGCAAAAATACTGATCCAAACGATGGAGCAGATGGTAAAGGTAATCCAGATTCAAGTGATAATAGTCAAAAACAAAATGACAGTAAAACTGGCTCTGGAAAAACTTATACAGAAGATGATTTGAAAAAAATTGTCGAAGATAAGAAAGCACAATGGCAAGAAAAAACTGATAATGCCAAAAAGCTTGAAAAAATGTCTGTCGATCAAAAAAATAAGTTTCTTTTAGACCAAGCTAAAAAAGAAGCTGAGGAAAGTAAAAAGGAACTTGCTAAGTATCATATGCAAGATACAGCACGCGGTATGGCTAAAGATGCTGGTATTGAATTAAATAGTTCAGATATTAAGCATATTGTAACTTCTGATGCAGATACAACTAAGTCTAATATTGATTGGTTATCTCGTTACACCAATCGTTTAAAGAAGCATTTAAAGGCAGATTTGCTTAAAGGCAACCCACCAAAGACAAATGGCTCTAAAGTACACAATAAAACAGAGTCTGTTGGTGCTCGCTTAGCTAAGCAAAACCATACTCATAAAGAAAATCATTATTTTAAATAAGGAGTGAATTAAATGTCAGTTGATATTACTAATTTAACTGTTGAAAATACAATACTTGCAAATACTGCCAACAAAGTCGGTTTAAACGTAATTATTACTGATTCAAATGTTGATTGTGCAAACGGCAAGAAAATTGTTCCTGCTGGTACACCGGTTGGCGGGCCTAACAAGTTGGCTGATGATGAAAATGCAAACTTGAATGTTGCAAATGATTCTACTGCACAAGGAATTTTATTACATGATGTTGATGTAACTGATGGTAACGGCAATGGAACCGTACTTGTTGAAGGTTACATTAATGAAAATAAGATTCCACCTATTAGTGATGATGCTAAAAAAGCATTATCAAACATTACATTTTTAAAGAAATAAGGAGGAAACATAAATGGATTCAGAAAATATTTTCAGTGATATTGATTCTTCTAACATTGTTGATCACTGGACAAATCAAGCTAATACAGGAGAACCTTTAATTGGTGAAGTATTATTTCCACAAAAAGTTCAAACAGACAGTCAAGTAGAATGGTATCGTGGCCAAAATACTGCGGTAGCACCATTAGCTTTATCCAGTTTTGATACAGAATCTCATATTAGAGACCGTTCTGGATTACAAAAAATATCCACTAATACTCAATATTCAAAAGATAGCTTTTATATTGATGAAAAAACTAGACAACAATTGTTAAGAGTGCAAGCAAGCGGTACTGATGCACAAAAAGACGCATTATTAAATCACGTATTTCAAGATACAGATAATTTAATTAAAGGTGCTCAAACCACTGCAGAATTAATGCGATTAAATATGCTAAAGACTGGTAAGATTAATCTCCGAAGCAATGGTGTTCAAATGGATGTTGATTATCAAATGAAGCAATCACATATCAACAATTCTGACACTCTTTGGACAGATGATAAATCTAACCCATATAATGATATTCAAGTAGCTATGGACACTATTAATGCTGATTCTGGTTTAACACCAACAAGAATCTTAATGAATACAGTTACTTATCGTGCATTGCAATCAAACGACAAAGTAAAACAAACAATTTTAAATCCTGCTATTAATAGTGGTGCTGTTAGTGTATCTAACTCCATGATTAATAGTTATCTAAGTGATTTAGGATTAGCAGTGCAAACATATGATAAACAATATCTTGGTTATGATGGTCAAATGCATAAGTATATTGAAGATGGTCAAGTTATTATTATGCCAGATGGTGATTTAGGTAGTACTTACTTCTCAACTACACCTGAACAAGCAGACTTACTTTCAGCACAAGATGTTGATGTATCAGTTACAGATGGTGTTGCAATTACTACTTATTTAACTAGAGATCCAGTTAATAAGAAGATTCGTGCATCACAACAATTAATTCCATCCTTTGAAATGATTGATGGCGTGTATGTAATCAATAATGTGGCTTCATTCCAAGCAAACCGTGATAAAGCCTCAAATCCAATTGATGATTCATCAAGTAACACTGGTAAAGGTTCAAATTCTAGTTCTAGTTCATCCAGTTCTGGCTCATCTGCTAAAAAATCATAATCAGGTGATTAAATGACTGTTTCAATTAATGATGTAACCGATGATATAGAAATGTTTCAAGATTTTAGTGAGAGTCATGTTAATAACGCGATAAAAAGAGCTACATTACAGACTAAAAATGATAGTGTGGTTGACATTGCTTTTGATACAGCTGTAACTGAATATGCTAAGCATCTATTATACGTTGATTACTTTATGAATTATGGTGGTGTAACTTCTAGTTCAATGTTAGGAGTTAGCGAAACCGTTTCCGATAAAACTAGCAATGATCCATATTTAAATCAATATCTAACCACCGTTCAAAATTATGGTAATGGTGGGGATGGGAGCTTTATGTTGTTATGACAACAAATATTAATCATCTTGTAAATGCAAGAAACGCCTTAAATGAGCTTAATGCACATCAAGTAATTGTTGGGATCCCAGCTGATAACGATTTTTTAAATATGATTGCTCTAGTTCAAGAAATGGGAAAGCATATTCAATCTAAAAAATATCCATATTTGGTAATTCCAACTGGCAACGCCCAAGGTCGTAAAACAAGTGAAATAGTGGGCTTATATAGGCGTGGTCATGCTCTAGGAATTGATGATGATAGTCAACCATATGGTTTCAAAGTAATGTTTGTGCTTAAAAAGAGTGTTGATATACCATCTAGACCATTTATTCGTTACACTCAAGATCATTATCAAGATAATTGGACATCTTTGTTAAATGATTGTGTAATGGATATTTTAATGGAAAGAAAAACGCCCAAAGATGTTTACAAGGTTTTAGGTGAACAAATGGTTTCTGATATGCAAAAGACGCTAGATAATTTTAGCGATCCTAAAAATGCACCACTAACTGAAAATAGGAAAGGATTTAATAATCCTTTGATTGACACAAAAAGATTACGTAATTCAATTACGTACATGGTAATAAAAAAATAGGAGGAATTTTTAATGTTAAAAGCTGCAATTGTAAATGGAGTAAAAAATGAAAATGGTGTATTTGTTGCACCTGATGTAACAAAATTTAATAAGGATAATTTATTATTCTTAGGTACAGATGCTAATGATGTTGATATCACAGGTCGTGAATCTGGTGATACTGTTGTAAATGGTGAATATTATGTAGGTAAATTCAATGAAGAAACTAATCATTTTGTTTCAACATTAGTAGCAGTTCCAGGTTTTACTGTAAATGGTGAAGCAAAAGTGGATAATGTTACTGCACAAGGAACTAATGATGGTGCTTCTGTAAAAATTAATTCCAATCAAGGTGAATAGTTATGATTCAAACATTTGGCGCATATAAATTTATGTTTAATAGACTTAAACAGCCATTAACAATTACTAAACATTCACAAAATGGTTATGATGATGCTGGTTATCCCATTAAAACCAGTCAAGAATCATTACAAGTAAATGAGCCAATTGTTAATTCACAAAATCCTAATATGACATTTCCAAGTATGGATGGTGGTCAGTATTCTACCGACACACTATATTGGATTTCAAGACATGGGGATTTTACCAAAGAAGATCAAGTAAAATCAGAAGATGGAGAATATAAAGTAACGGGACGAGCTAAGGTATTACCAAAGCTCTTTTTTTATACAATAAAAAGGATTGATGATTAATGAGTGATAGTGTTTCAACATTTGTAGCAAGAGTTTTAATTGAACAGATTAAAAAATATAAAGATATAGATGTTGTTCAAAATAATATTGCTGGTAGACGTCCTAATTATCCTTATTTTGCCATTGATGTACCTGATCCATTTATTCAAGTTGATTTTGATCCAGTATCTGACCATTTTAATTTAAAAGTACAAATTAAAGCAGTTACAGATGATCAAAAGCAATATTATAGCTTATTAAGTTATATTCAGAGATTGTTCTTTATGCAACAACCAACATATGAATTAAAAAAACAGGGTATTGGTGTAATTAATATTGAAGCTAATCCATCAACAGCATCATATATAGAAAATATGACTATTTATGATGGTGGATATGATTTAACTTTGGATGTTAGACACCATGAAGAAGATTTTACGCAAGGCGGAATTCTTAAAGATGCCCGTTTGAATTACAAGGAGGAATAATATGGCATTAAAAACAATGTCAGACGTAAAAATACATCTCAAGTTGTCAAAAATGCAGTTAACTAATTACAAACAATCGGTTGCTGTGCTAACTAGTGGCAATGATGACAAAGCTCATATCGATGTTTTCGGCATTAGTGATGATGTTTCAACAAAATTTGATGAAACTACCAGTGTTTATAAATTAGTTGAAAAAGCTTTTGAGGTACCAGATTTTCGTGGAGTGGTCGAAGTCATTTCTGCTCCACAAAATGATGTGGCTAAAACAGCAAATGCTAGTGCAACTCCAACTTCTTCTGGAGCAAGTGTAAGCACATCTGATACTAATCGTTATGTATATGCACTTAGTCAAGCAGTTAATGATGGATTTAACTATGTAGTTACTGATAATTTAGCTGAAAAAGACTTAGAAGCAGTATCAGATTACTTATATAACACACAAAACGCATTATTAGTCGCTCAATTAAATTCAGTTGAAGCATTCAATAACTTGCAAGCATATTCTAGTCAAAATCAACCCATGACTAGCACAAAACTTAACCCAGTTTATGCAATTGTGCAAACAGATGGGCATTTACCCAACATTCAAGTAGCAACTTACGCAACCATGAATGCACCAATTGATTTAATGAAGATTGGTAATTTATCTGAATTTGTTGAAGATCCTAATTTAGCACAAGAAGATATTGATGCTATCAATGCAAAAAATGGTTCAGTAGTCATTGATAAGGCTGATGACATGATGATGTTATCTGGAATGACATTTGGTAGTAATTGGGCTGATGAATTCATTAATACTAAGATCGTTAAAGATGCTTTCCAATATGATTTACAAAAACTACTCAATAACAATAAGCATATGCATTTAGATGATGCTGGAATTAATTTGTTATATCAAAATGCCAAAATGACTGCACAAAGACTGTACAGTGAAGGTTATTTAGATACTCAAACTGATGTTAACAAGAAGAGTTTTGCAGAAACTAGTGATATTGAAAAATCAACAAGAACTTACAATGGCTTATCAATTGAAGCTACTGTGATGAGTTCAATTGAGTCAATCAATGTCACTTTAGATTTAGTTGAATAAGGAGGGATATGAATGGCATTTCAAAAAGATTATGATGTTAATTCAGCTAAGGAACGTTCATTATATTTGAATGTTTATGGGATGACTTATAAATGTACTGATTTGGTTAATGGTACTGCTGCATCATTCGCACGAGCTACCCAAGAATTCACAAATACTTCTGACTATGATAGTAAAGCACATTTCTTTCAATCAGGCGATAAAAGTGGAACTGTTACAGTTAACGTTTTAGCTGGGTCACCTCAAGATGTAATTTTTGCTAAATTGCGTAAAGCACAATCAAGTGCTCCAACAGGTAGTAAACCATTAGCAAATTTAGTTTATATTGATAATGCAACTGGTGAAACTGCTACTGGAACTTATTGTGTGATTCAAGGTATGCCACAAGAAGAAATGACTAATAACCAAGCGCAAAAAGCATATGCTTTCTTGAGTAAAGAAGTAGATAATGACTTTGATGGTGTATCAGACAATGTTCAACAATTATTAAGTGATTAACATATTTAAGCACTCTTAATGAGTGCTTTTTTAATACATACTTTTAAAAAATAAGGAGGAATTAAAGTATGACTACAAAATCAGAACAAGAACAATTAGATTTAAAAAATATGATTCAAGGACAAAAGAAAGTTGATGTTAAATGGAAGGAAGATGGTAAGACACAATCTAAAAAGATTACTGTGCAAGATCCAGGAACATCCGTTGCATTAGATATTCTAGATTTGACCAGTATTGGTAACCAAGAAAACGATATAGCTGAAGCATATGATTTAACTATGAAACATGCATTAGTTGATCCTGAAATGAGTTATGAATCATTAAATAAAGATTTACCAGCTAAATTTAAGAAGAAAACACTTCATATGACAAATGCTGAAGATAAAAAAGTGGAAATTAATTTACATTTTCCTGATTATCGAACTGCTTTTGGCTTAATTTACGAAATTAGAAAGAACAATGGTGGATTAAATACTAAAAAAGTCATGTTAGATATTTGTAACGAAGTTTTACAAGATAGTGAAAGTAAAAAAGTTCAATTATCATTCTTTGATCGATGCCAAGATGGTTCTGGTTTAACCATGAAAGTTATGGAAGAAGTCTTGGAATTTTTATCTGGACCAATCAATTATAAGGGGATTGGTGCTATTTTAGGTGAAGCGTTTCAATACGCTGTCAATACTTTACAAAGAGTCAAATAGTCGATTTTATGATGAAGATAAAGATGACTTAGATTATAAAAGAATAACTAAAGTTGCTAAAAAACGTTTAATTTATCGAAAAATTGCGCAAACATTAAAAATTCCGATTGAAGATGTTAAAAAGATGCCGTTAGATGATTTTTTCGTTGCAAGAGAACAATCTAAATTAGTAGATATTGAAAATATTAGATTACATTCAATTGCAACCGAGAATGCACTTTATAAAGTTATTAATGCAATCAATAAATCAATGAAAAAGGGTGGTGAATAAGTATGACAGAAACATTTAGACAGGCAGCAATTAATACTGACATTACAGTGTCTGGAATTGATGAGTTGTTCAAGGCCAGTGATTTAGTGGATAAGTTAAGAGACAAAATGGAAGGCTTAACTGGTGCTGCAAAAACTGCTGGCAAAAGTATGAGTAATTTAACTGGTAATAATACTGGTATGCGTGAAATGACACAAAATATTCATAATTCAACCAGTGTTTATCAACAAATGATAACAGAAGTTGATCGAGTTAATTCATCTGTGAGAAATGTTCGTCAATCTTTGATGGATGACAATACAGAAGTTAATCGGCTTAAGCAGACTATTGATGGTTTTAGCCATTCAAGAGATATTGTTCAATCTGTTAATGATAAATTTATCAAGAATAATGAAAGTTTAAACAAGAATATAAGTAAAGTTAAAGAATTTCAAAAATCAATTGATAGCATTAAAGGTAAAAGTATTAGTGATGTTGATGAATCTAGTAAAAAAGCTGGCAGAAGTATAAGAAAAGCAGACGAAGATACTCATAAATTAAGAGATACTTTAGGAGTAGCTTTGGCAAGTAATGCTATTTCTAATGTAGTTAGTTCCATTCCTAATTTCTTAAAAGAATCTGTTACGCAAGGTCTTAAGTTTAGTTCTGCAGGTGCGGATGCTAAAAGAAACTGGGCTAATATAGGACTAAATAAAAGTGATACGAGCAGCATGTTACAACAATTAGGTTCTATTAGAGAGCATGCTGACATATCAGGTAATGCCATTACTAATATGCAAAAACGTTATTTAGCATTAACCAATGGAAATGTTAAGCAAGCACAGAGTTTAACCAGCTCTATAACATCATTTGGTAAAGATTCACAATTCGGTGATCGTCAGTATAAGATGATGAACAGAATGATGGGATCTAATCAAAAAGTTAATGCAGGGATGTTTAATAAAACTGCATTAGGACCTATTAGAAATGAAATCATTAAAATGTCCGGTCTAAGTACTAATGCATTTAACAATATGCTCAATTCTGGTAAATTTACGGGAAATCAATTGCGTTCTTATATGATTTCTGCATCGAGAGATAGTGGGAAAGCTTGGAATCAGTATCTTAGTACCGATCGTGGAAAAATGGACATGCTTAATTCGACAATTGCTAGTACCAAAAAGAGATTTGATACGGGTGTTTCTGGTAATTTATTTAAATCTATTCAGAGGATTGTTGGAAAAGGTAAATCTTTACAGAAAATTCAGAAAATGATTGAAGGTATTGGTGCCTCGCTGGGTAAAAATGTTGGCAATTTTGTTGGAAAAGCAGTTGCATTTATAACTAAGAATCGAAAGCCATTAAAAGAGATTGGTTCTGCTGTTTGGTCAATAGTTCAATCTATATCTGCTGGTGCATGGGACACTATCAAAGGTGTTCTAAATGTTTTAGGTGGTAATTCTGGAAAAGCTTCACATGGATTAAATGGTGTTGCTAAATCATTGCAAAATATTAGTAAACATAAAAAAGGATTAGAAACAATTGGTAAGCTCTTAGTTTCTGTTTTTGCTGTTTCAAAAATTCTTAAGTTTAAAAGATTTTTTGTTAGCATAATTGATGATATGTCTTCTCCTATTGCCAAAGTTGCTAAAAGAATTGGAAAAGTATCAACAGTCTTGAGAAGAACAGGAAAAATAAGTAAGACATTTAAGTTCTTGCATCCTACGGCCTTTAAACAAGTTTCAAAAATAGCTGGTGGCTTTAAAAAGATATATTCGGTAGGAAAAACTACTTTTTCATTCTTAGGTAGTAAAGCTTTATCAGTAGGTAAAGATATTTTAACTTTTGTTAAATCTATTAATGTTGCAAAGATAGCTCAAAAAGCATGGTCAGGAATTACTAAAGCATTCACTGCTGTCCAATGGGCTTTTAATGCTGCCTTAGATGCTAATCCAATTGGAATTGCTACTCTTGCAATTGCAGGATTAGTTGGAGGTATTTATGAATTGTATAAGCATTTTAAGCCGTTCAGGAAAATTGTTAATGGTGCTTTTAAAATGGCAGGTAAAAGTGCTAAATGGTTTGGCAATATAATTAAACGTAGCTTTAATGTGATTAAAAAAACTATTGGCAAGGTACTAGGATTTGTTAAATCTCATTTTAAGAGTACATGGAAAAATGCAACAAGAACATTTAAAAATGCTTGGAAATCAATCAAAGATGTACTAAAAGTTTTCTCCGATATTTTTCATGGAAGATTTGGTAATTTAAAGAAAGATATTCCCAAATTAATTAAAGATATGTGGAAGACGCTTAAAGGATTATTTTCCGGTGGATTTGATTTCGTTAAAGATTTAGCGGGAAATGCCCTAAAAGGAATGTGGAATACATTTAAATCATGGGGTTCTGATGTTGCTGGATTCTTTAGCAAGCTATGGAAACAAATTAAAAATGATATTGCCGATAGAATTAATGATATTACATGGATTATTAATCAAGGCATTAAAGGGCTTAATTGGCTCCTTTCTAAAATGGGTGTTTCTGGCCACACTATTGGAACCATTCCTAAAGTTCATTTTGCTGGTGGGACCATGGATGGAAAATTACCAAGAAACACAATGGCAATGTTAAATGATGGTCATGATTCACCAAGTACGCAAAATAAAGAGTTAGTTCAATTGCCGAATGGAAGAGAATTTATTCCACAAAAGCCAAATTGGATTGGATATCTTCCAAAAGGAAGTCGGATTTTTAACGCCACTCAAACTAAGATGCTAATGGAGCTACGTGGAATCAAGCGTTACAGCGGAGGAACAATATCTAATTTTTGGAATGGTGCTAAGGATGTTGTTGGAGATATCGGACATGGTATTAAAACTGCTGCTGGTGCAATTGCTCATCCAATTAAATTTATTGAAGGATTATTTGGTCATTTACCTAAACTGCCTGAATTTTTTAAAGATTTCGGTGGTGGTGTTTTAAGTAAGGTAAAAGACATGGCTATTCACTTCTTTAATAATAATTCTGGTGGCGCTGGAAATCCTGGTGGATCAAGTGTAGATCGTTGGATTCCTATAATTAAAAAAGCCGCTGCTTTTATGCATGATGCAGTTAATGGAAATGACATTCAATTAATTTTGAAACGAATAGCTCGTGAATCTGGCGGTAATCCTAAGATTATGCAAAAGGTACAAGATGTTAATTCTAGAGCTGGTCATCCAGCACAAGGATTATTGCAGTATGTTCCTTCAACTTTTGCATCTTGGGCAGTTAATGGTCATAAAAATCTATTAAATGGATTCGACCAATTAACCGCTATGTTTAACGATTCTAATTGGAAGTCAGATATTGCAAATAATGGTGGCTGGGGTCCTTCAGGTCATCGTGCTCGTAGAAATGGTGGACCGGTTAAAGCTAATGATATTTATCATGTTGCAGAAGATGGTTATGAATTATTTAAACCTAAAAAAGACGGTAATGTTATTAATCATGAAAGCAGTAAAAATATTATTAATCATCGTAATCGACCAGTTCATGTTGATTATCACCCAAATATTAAGATATCAGGTACAGATAATAATAATTTGAATAAACTACATGATGAATTAGAAAATAATCGTGATGAATTATCAGATATGTTAAATGAACTAATTCATGATGAAGATGGAGGCGAAAGCTTTGGCATACTCTACTAAGTTGTCAGACATAAGAATTAGATCAGCAACAAATTACTGGTCTAATCAAGTCAAAACTTATGCAAATAAAATCAGGCGTAAAAATGAAGAAGCAAAGTTATTAAATGATGCTTTAAAAGGTATTAATAAAAAGCTTAATAATAGTCAATATAATAAATTTCAAAGTGCATACAATAATGAAAATGATAAAGTTAAGGAACTCAAAGACACATTAAATAAGAGTAAAAGTTCACATAAAAAAAGTTCAATTAATGAAAAATTAAATAATTTAATGCGTAAAAAGTCTGAATATTCGTCGCAGATGGCTAGTTTAGCGAAAGAACAAGGATTCTATCGTATTCATAGTCGCAAAGTTCGAAAACAGGCCAATATTAAGCATATAAATAAATTAATTAGTGATTTGAAAAAGCAAAAGGCAAAAGCTAAAAATAAGTATAATTATTATCGAAATACGATGCTAACTCGGCAACGGATTAGAACACAGAAAAAGAATTCGGTTGTTATTAATCAAAAAATTAAAGATGCTAAAAGTAATGGTGCATCAGTATTATATAGAACTGATTTGATGGACGATACAGTTTTTAATTTATATGAAACTAGTCCAACTGAAACTGACAGTAATACAGTCGCAACACATGCAACTGATAGTAATGTCGCTCAAACTAATTATGTATCATTAGATAGTCGAGAATTAAGTGGAACTTATATATTAGAAGCTGATGATTTAAAATCTGCTGACCAGCAATTTAAGAAATTAATGCTGTGGTCAAGGCATTATGAATTTACAATTGATGGCTTTGCTTATTGGCAACATGCTTATATAACTTCGATAGCTAAATCTACCGATCAAACTATGAATAAGAATGCAATGAGTATAGAGATATCTTTTAGCTATGCACAACAAGCACAAATCCAATATGCAAAGTTAACAGCTAAACGAAAGGCTCCTGCTGGTAAAATACGTGGTTCACGTAATAGTAATAGTAGCAAACGATATATGCGAATTAAACCAGGCTGGAGTTATGCAGTAATTGCCCGTAAAACAGGAACATCAATTACTGACCTAGAAAGAATTAATAAATGGTCAGCAACTAAAGTGCCTAGTTACGCGAATGTGAGGTGGCAATAATGCAACATGATTATATTCCAATATATGTTGATGATATGCCTTATTCACAAGAAATTGAGTTATTAGAAACCAGTTTTATTTTTAAATTCTATTACAACGAAGTTGATGATAAGTTTTATGTAGATTTGTATGACTACTATGGTAATTTAATCCGAAGTGGCGAGCCATTAGTTTTAAATCAACCATTGTGGCGCAATATAAGTGATGATACTTTACCAGCTGAGACGATTGTTCCAATTGATGAAAGTGGTTTAGCCACCGAAATTACTGCCGATAATTTAGGCATTACGGTTCAGCTATGTATAGATGATTTAGGAGATGATGAAAACGGGAATTAATATTAGTTCAAGTGGTTATTACTTTGGTTATCGAACAACGATTGTTATTCAATCTAAATCAGAAAAATTAACTTTAGAAGATGCCAATAATATTGATTATGAAATTAATTCTGATGATTCACCAACTCCTGATAAATCAACTGTTACTATTTATAATTTAGCTGATTCAACAGTAAATAAGATTGCTAAGGATGATCATATAACTGTATATTCTGGTCCTACGGATTTATTTGGTATTGCAGGTGAAGGTAATATTGTTCGTGTTCAAACTACTAATTCAGATGGTAAGGATCGACAAACAACGATTACTTTTACAGAAGGTAAAGATTATTCGAAAACTAAATTAAAAGGTAAACCAAACAATTCCAAAACTACTAAAAGTAGCAAGCACAGTAAAAAGAGTAAGACTAAGAAGAATAAAGTTAATTTATCGTTTAAAAAAGGTACTAGCGCTAAAGCAATTATAATGAAAACTGCTAAAGTAAGTGGCATTAAAATTTATCATTTAAGGTTGGCAAAAAAAAAAAATATAAACGTGGATATACAGTTTCAAATAATGCGTTTACAGCAATTAAATCGATTGTTAATGATTGTAAGTCAGTTATGTATGAACGTAAGGGTAAATTTGTAATTGATGATAAAAAAACTGATAATCCATATCATGAACATTTATATTTGAGTGAAGAAAGTGGTTTATTTCAAGAACCTAACTTAAATGACGATAATAATAGTAAAACTTACACTCTAGAATGTTGGGATGATCCTCGGATAAGTGCTGGTTCTAGTGTACAAATTAAATCTAAGATTATTACTGGATTATTTCGTGTTAAATCAGTTAAGCATACACATCAAAATAATTATGAAATGGAGGTAATTGTTTATGGTAAAGGTAAATAAACATGTTGTTGACCGAAAAAATAAGTTTAGTAATTTTATTTTACATTCATATCCAAATTTTATTTCTAACAAAATTAAAGTAATGAATATTGGTAAGATAACTAAATATGATAAATCTGCGCATACATGTACTGTTCAATTACTTCCACTGCAACATGATAATAGTAAAACGGCTCCAATTCCTGAAGTTATTGTTCCATCAACAATTTGGCAAACGGATAAAGCAATGGAAAAGATAAAAGAAAAAATCTCACTAGACTATAAACCGATGAAAGTTGGTTCTGTAGTTTCAGTGGGATTTTTTGATACAGAAATTGATAATTTTCGTGGCAAATCTAATTTTAAAATTGAATCATATCGGAAACATTCTTTAAATGATGCGATTTTGCTAGGAGTGATTAAGCCATGAAAGATGTACAAATGGATAATTCTGGCGACATTGTTATTGACAATGAATCAGGAGATATCTCAATGATTTCCAGTGATTCAGAATTAGAACAACACATTTATTCATTATTAAATACGTTTGTTGGTGAGCTAAGTTGGAACGAAGAATTAGGTTTAAATCAAATGCAATTACTGGCCAGTGCTAATGATAAAAATGCGATTCAATCAATATTGAATGACTATTTAAGAAGTAATTTAACTAACTTTGACACATTAAAAGTTATTGATATGAATCAACAAAATAGAAACATTCAGATCAACGCAGAAATAAAAATGATTAATGGTCAATCGATTAAAACAACATTAGGAGGTGATTAAATGCCTATTGATCCACAATATGGATATGTAAGACCTGATTTTCAAGATATTTTAAATAAAGTTAAATCTATGTATATTAAACAATTCGGGTCGGATATTGATTTAAGCGATACATCAATTCTAGGTGGATTTGCTAATATTAATGCGCAAATTATTGATGATTTTGAAGCTACTTCACAAGCAAATTATGCTGCTAGACATACATTAACTTCTACGGGAACAGAACTAGATGATGATGGTGCTGACGAAAATGTATTTAGAAAACCAGCAACTAACTCATATGTAGAATTGCAAATTCAAGGATATGTTGATGATGATTCCCAGACTGTTATTACGACTGATGAAGGTGAATTTAGCACGGCAGATGGTCATATTTTCCAAATTTTATCCGATGTTACGATTTCAGAACCAGCGAAAAAAGATGATGGATCTACATTGACTGATGAAGATGGTAATGTTCTTGGTCAAGTTAATGTTCAAGCAATTTCAGAAGAAACCGGTGCAGATAATAATGTTATGGCCAATACAATTATTACTCCAGAGGAATCAGTAGATGGTTTTTATTCAGTTACAAATCCACGAGCAGCTGTTGGTGGAGCTGATACGGAAAGTGATGATTCATTACGTAAAAGAATTTTGTCGAATCGAATTAGTAAACCTAATAATACGCTTAACGGAATTACAACCGCTATTAAAAATATTGATTCTGTTAAAGATGCTAGATTGATTGATAATAATGAAATGACTGCTGACAAGTATGGTAATCCACCGTTAACAGGTCATTTATATGTTGTTGGTGGGAATGACGATGAGGTTGCTCAAACATATTTTCAGCATTTACCACCCTTAGAAAAAACAGTTGGTAGTATTTCTAAAGATGTGATTGATGTAGGTAATAAAAAACACACTATTTATTTTGATCATGCAAATAATGTGCCAATATTTCTTAGCATTACTATTTCAACTGACGTTAATAATTTTGATACAGACAGTGGAGAAAATAATATAAAAAATAATATTATTAATTATTTTAATTCATTTAACATGGGAGATTCGGTTAATTTTACAAAACTTTATGGTCCTATTTATTCGGTTAAAGGAGTTACCTCTGTTGATATTAAATTAGGCAAAAGCACATCTGATTTAAAAGAAAATACTAACATCAATGTTGATAATTTTGATTTGCCTGTTGTTACTGCAGATAATATTCAAATTATTAATAATAAGGTAGGTGAGTAGGTTGAAAACTAGTATTGATATAAGCGATACAGCTGTTAAAAACAGTATTTTAAATAAATTACCTGCTTACCGAAATTCAGAAGATGATAGTAATAATCAAAAAGTATTAAATATTGTTGCAGATATATTTAATGAACAGAAAAATAATATTTTTTCTATAAATGATTTAAGCAAAATAAATAATGCAACAGGTCAGGTTCTTACTGATATTGCTAATGATTATTCAGTAAATCGGATTGATGATGATGACGAATTTTTAAGATTTCAAATTAAATGGCAGATTTTAAAAGCTAATGCAGTTACAAATATGAATGGATTGAAGAAATTAATATCAGTTTTATTAAATATTTCTCTATCAGTTTTCGATATTAAATCAACTGATCGACCTCGTGAAATTGAAATTGTTAATATCCCATTTGATTTTAATTCCGGTAGTCATAATGATTTAAAACGGAAAATCTTATCAGATTCTATTCAATCTGTATTACCTGTTGGTTGGAAATTAAAAGATATTCAATACAGTAAATCATCTAGCGGAAATATGTACTATGCCATTTATAATACACAAACTATTTTCAAACACATGCAGGTGTTACATCACTTTTCTAAATCAAAACAAGCTTACCGAAATAATTATTATGCAATTGGCAGTACAAAGTCATTCTTAAAAGAAAGGAAGATGTTAAATGGCAACTTATGATGCAACAATTGTTACCGACAAAGGTAACCAAATGATCAATGCAGCAAATGCTGATGAGGATACGATTACTTATTCTAAAATCGTATTTAGTTCTGATGATTATTCCAGTTTTACTGATAATCAAATTCAAGGATTAACTGCATTGAATAACAAAGAAATTAGTGTGGTGCCACAAGTAAGCATGACAGATGATGGTTCAACCAAGATTTTAGGATATGGAGAAAATGAATCGTCTGACAGTGGATTTTATATCAAAACATACGCTAGTTATGCTAAAGATAAAAATGGTAATGAATTTCTATTTTCTGTGGCGGTATCACAGAATGCAGATTATATTCCTGCTAAGTCAACTGGTAATTCTAATGAAATTGCATACAGTTTTAATATCAAATTTGATCGAACTGAGAACATTACACTCAGTGATACGAGTAATATACCAGTTACTCTACAAGACTTTAATAACTTTAAAACGTTAACTGCTAAAAATTTAAGTGATACTGAAAATAATGCTAATCAGTATACTGATAACAAAGCTAAAGAATTACAGGCTAACATTGATACTAAGCAACCTAACGGTAATTATGCTAATCAAAATGATTTGCAAAAATTGCAAGATAATATTAATAGCAGTATTTCTAATCCAGAATCATCAATTAATCAAAATATTAACAATTTGAAAAACGGTGTTACTAAAAATAATAACTCAATTAACAATCTTCAGGGACAAGTTAATCAAACCCGTAGTGATGTATCTAACACACAGAATACAGCTAATTCTGTATCCAATGATGCAATGCGTTATCGAGGTAGTTTAGATGGTCAGAGCTTAGATAATTTTACGACTACTGGTATTTATACAGGTAATCCAAAGGATGCACCATATCCAGGCATTTATAGCTTATCTGTGTTTAATGACAATGCTAGTAACACAACTAAACAAGTTCTAACAATGGTATGGAACAATAATGCTGGTACAGCGGGTAACTCGACATTAACGAGAAGTAAAAATGGTGGTCAAGGTTGGCAACAATGGCTACAATCTGCAAGTGTAATAATGGTAGATTCTGATGATGAAGTTCAGAAGGTAAGCAATGCTAACCCAGGTTCATTAATTATTGTTTCAGAAGGAAGCGATTAAATGTTGGATGGAAGTATCAAAAATGCAAAAAAAGTAATTCTCAATAATGGAAGTAATCTAATTAAGATATATGACGATTTTGATGGATGGAAAAAGCTAAAAATTGCTGGAGGAGCAAATGGCCATATGATGTATAAATGGCTTGATAATAGTAATATTTTATTGTTTGGGTTCATTTATCCGGTAAACATTACAGAAATAACAGCTGGAACGTTTTACTTCCCATCAGATGATGATGTTGGAATTAACTATACAACAGGTGATGTTGAATCTGGGTATATACAACATGGTAATGATTTTGAATTTGTTAATAATAATTTAGTTTTATCTGGAAACATTAATTGGCAGGGTGAAGGAAATTCTACTATGGGAGGCTATCAAAATAATTTGCACATGATGTTTTCTGGAACGACTACAAGATATTTTTTAGATAAAAAAATACCTGTTACCAGGCCATAATAATATTTAATAAATACAGGAGGTAATTAGCATGAAAATGTTTATGAATGGCTCTAGAATAGGCAAAGCGTATATTTCGGGGGGGGTACTAAACCTCCTCTAAAGGTTTATGATGATGATAACGAATGGATAACATTAGATTATGATAAATCGGGATACGGTTATTATTTTCAGGAAGGTGGTTATGGAACAGTACCAGTTACTTCAAAAATACTATTGCATAATAACAATAATGGTACAGTGACATTGCTCGGATTTATATCTGCTCCTGGAGAAAATATTAATGCAAATATTTATTTTCCTAATAATATAAATATTTCTGAAGACAATGGGGTCATTTCATCTAGTAATCTTGAAGATACATCATCTGATACATTAAAAATAAATTCTGATTACAAATCATTATCAATTAACTTTCAAGAAACAATACCTATATATACGATAATTAAAATATCCAATTAAACACTAATAAACTTGATTAGTGTATTTTTTATACAAAAAGGAGAAAATGAAATGCAAAATATTTATGTACAAAAGCAAGAAAATTCACAATATATTTCAAAATGGTCAACCAGTAAAGATGACGATAGTTATGTACAAGTTTGGCCAGATAATGAACAATTAATTAAATTACAAAATTTTACTAATAAGTGTTATTTAAATTCAGATAATGCTTTAGTTGTCCCTAATCAAGTTCCTGCAAATCAACAAGAACAATATATGGATAACTTAAAACAACAAGTAACAGATGCAAATAACGCTGTTCAATTATCTTCTAATTCTGCAAAAACAGCTGAACAAGCTTTACAAACTGCTAATCAGAATAATCAAGATTTAATTAATCAGTTGAATGAATCTAATCAAAAAATTGCTGATGTTAAACAACAAAATCAAATGCAAGGCACAGCTATTAATGCATTGATTAAAAAGATTAATGATTTGGGTGGTAATGGTCAACAAACAGCAGAAAATGCAAACAATGGAGGCGTTAAATAATGAATTTAAGTCCAATGGCTAAATATGTGCAATATGAATACCAACAAGGAAATATGATGCAACAAGATATTCAATCATTGGTTCCTTTTATGATTTCTCAGAATGATTTTAACTTAATCTTTAATACTCAAACGCCTAATAATTAGGCGTTTTTATTTTGCACTTTTTTAGAAAGGAGCGTGAAGCATGTATGTACTTATTTGGTTTTGACGTTACCGAATGGGCAGCATTAATAACCGTGATAGCCGGATTTATTTCGGCTATTTTTTATGGATTTAAAAAGTTAGTTACTGATCCAGCTAATGAAAATAGTAAAAACACATCAAATCAAATGCAAGCACTTCGAGAATCAATTGATGAATTGCGTAAATCCAGCAATTCAGTTAATCAACATCAGCAAGACCATTTGGAACAACATGATGTGAAGTTGGCAAAGCACGATGCTGAATTAGAAAACCAAGGAATTAGAATTAGCAATTTAGAAAGAACTAAAAAATAA